GTGAGGCCATGGTCGACACGTGAGATCCGGTACCTGAGGGAGCACGCCGGCGACGGCGCCAAGGAGATAGCCAGGGCGCTCGGACGGACTACCGAGGCCGTGAAGCTCCAGGCGAGGAAGTGCGGCATATCGCTCCGGCAGCGCTGGATGTGCCCGAAGTGCGGGCGCATGACGTTCAAGCCGCTGAACAGGGCGAATGGCTGGTGCGTGGAGTGCACGAAGGAGGGCCACGTGGCAGACCTCAGGGAGCAGGCCAGCGCGATGCGCGAGGAGGCTGCGAGGTCCAAGCGGAACGACCGCGAGCGGCAGAGGTGCTACAGCGCCAAGAGCCGCGCGAAAAAGTCCCAAAAATAAAGACCCTAAAAAGCACCCTAGCCCTGACCTGCGGAAACATCAGAAGGGAACACAAGATGTACACATACAAAGAAGCGAGCGCCCCCAGCTACCAACTTGTGAGCACTCGCCGAAACAGCCCCAGACATGAGGCTCAGACCATCATAGCACCCAAGTCATACCGACCGACCGTCCGCGAGCAGCTCGACTCCGATGCGTTCAGGGCGGGGGCCATGGTCGGCTTCATCGCCGCCGTGGTCCTGTTCGCGGCGGTCCTGACCGTCTTCGTCCTCCCGATGATGGACGGCGCGGTCCAGGCCGCCAAGGCCGCATGCGCTGCGGGGGCCGTCAATGCGTAACGACGAGAGGTACCGCCAGAAGCCGATGAGCAGCCAGCTCGAGATATTCGGCCTCGGCGCGGACGGCGAGCAGGACATGGCGGACGCGCGCGCTTGGATAGGCGAGCACCCGCGGGAGTGGGGCTTCATGGTCGAGCAGGCCACCCGCCTCAACCGCAAGGGCTACGTCTCGATCAACTACCTCATCCACATGGTGCGCAACGAGCTGCACGTCGGCGTGAAGAACGGCCTCGCGCCGAGCCTCGCCCGCATCATGGAGGCGCGCTACCCGCACCTGAGGCACGCATTCAACAAGCACCGCTCCAAGAGCGACGGTTTCGTCGATGAGTAGGAGCAGGAGGACCGCCAGGGACGCGGGCACGAGGTTCGAGCGCCTGGTCGCCGACTACCTCGCCGGGAGGCTGGGGGCCGACATCGACAGGCAGGTCAAGACCGGCTCGCACGACACGGGCGACATCCGCGGCGTGTCGATGGCCGGGCGGGGCATCGCGATCGAGTGCAAGGACTACCAGGGAAGGCACGAGCTGCCCAAGTGGCTGCGCGAGGCGGAGACCGAGCGCAGGAACCGCGGGGCGGACTACGGCGTGGTCGTCTGGAAGCGCCGAGGCACCGCCATCCCGGGCGAGCAGTTCGTGACCATGACATTGGAGACGTTCGCGGCGATGCTCGCGGGCGCAGACAGGGAGGAATAGCAATGGAGAGCACAAACATACCGGTGGAGATCGAGGCCAAGTTCAAGCAGGCCACCGTGAAGGGCGGCGTCGCCGTCCTTCAGTTCGAGGTCGACACGGAGGACAGCGCGGCGTTCGAGGCCATCCGCAAGAGCGGCGATGAGGTCTGGCTGTCCATCCAGAGCAAGCAGCCCCAGATCCTGTTCGTGAGCCACGACGGGGAGGTGGCCGAGTGATGGCCGACTACAAGGGGATGCTCGCCGAGCTGGCCGAGCTCGCCACGGAGGAGCAGGCGATGTTCACCATCTCGGTCATAACGAAGTCCGACGAGGCGTTCGACAAGTTCATGGACGCGCGCGAGAGGCTCGCCAAGTGGATCGTCGAGCACGCCGCCGTCATCGACGAGGCGCTAACCGAGAGGAAGTACAACCGGATGCTCAACGAGGAGGTCAGGTAATGGCTGGGGAGAACGGGGCCGAGGAGGTCGTGGCCGAGGTCATCGAGGAGCAGGAGGCGTCGTCGCTCATCGTGACCTACGCGCCCTCGTCAATCGAGGCGAACTTCGACGCCCTCGAGAGGCGCGTGCGCAAGACCGTCGAGCTCTACAATGGCGCGACCTACGACCTCACCAAGGCCGACAAGATCAAGGAGGCCAAGAACGACCGCTCCTACCTCAACGGGCTCAAGTCCGAGATAGAGGAGCGCCGAAAGGCCGTGAAGCGCGAGTACAACAAGCCGCTCGCCGCCTTCGAGAAGCGCTGCAAGGAGATCACGTCCATCATCGACGGCGCGTCGGACGGAATCAAGGCGCAGCTCGACGAGGCGGAGGAGAGACGCAGGGCGGGCGCGAGGGTCGCGCTCGAGGCCCACTACAGGGAGTTCGCCGAGCTCCTCGCGCCGGTCGTGCCCTACGAGCGCCTGCACGACGACAAGTGGCTCAACAAGTCCTTCGGCGAGGTCAAGGCGAAGAAGGCCCTCGAGGAGAAGGTCTCCGCCGTCGCGCGCGACTGGGACACGCTCAAGGCGCAGCGCGGCTCCATGGCCCACTACGAGGTCGCCGAGCGCGAGCTGTTCCGCACGCTTGACCTCGGCTCGGCGCTCAACGCCGCCCGCGCCGCCGACGAGGAGGACGCCCGCATCGCCGCCATGCGCGAGGCGGTCGAGTCCAAGCCCGCGCCGCGTCCCGCGCCGAGGCGCCGGGCGGAACCCGCCGTCGCGGCGCGCCCCGAGCCGTCCTGCGCGTGGACGGTCGAGATCCCGTCCGCTACGCGCTCGCAGATGGAGCAGCTCGCCGCGGCGCTGCGCGAGCGCGGAATCACCGGCACCATCAGGTGCAAGGGGGTGTGCTAGATGGCCGACGAGAAGATGACGCTCTCCCAGGCGATAGCCAAGGTTCAGCGCTCCGTGACCGTCCCCAAGGCTCGCTACAACGCGTTCGCGAAGTTCAACTACCGCTCATTCGAGGACATCGTCGCCGCGCTCAAGGAACCATGCAAGGAGGCCGGCGTGGCGTTCACGCTCCACGACAACATCTGCAAGGTGGGTGAGCGTTACTACGTCGAGGCCACGTGCACCCTGTTCTTTGTGGACGGGCACGGCGAGAAGAAGGAGTTCAAGGCCTACGCCCGCGAGGCGGAGCACAAGAGCGGCTCCGACGACGCGCAGGTGACCGGGATGGCGTCGAGCTACGCGCGCAAGTACGCGCTGTGCGGCCTGTTCGCCATCGACGGGCAGAGCGACCCGGACGCGCTCTCGGACAGGCCCGAGAAGGAACCGCCCGAGAGCGGCGGCTTCACGGCGAAGTGCAAGGCCTGCGGCACGGCCTACACCTTCGAGTCGAAAGAGCAGTACGAGGAGTTCAAGAGGCACCCCGGCTGCTGCGCCACGCCTACGTGGCGCGTCCTGTAGGCCATGCAGGACATGTACGCGCAGCGCGAGGAGCTGTTCGAGCGCCTCATGGCGGAGCTGGACACGCTCAGACGGACGGGCCAGCAGTACGCCGAGAACGAGGCCGACTACCGCAAGGCCCTGCGCATCGCCATCCTCGAGGAGCGCTCCAAGGGCACGCCGGTGACCATCATCGGCGACCTGTGCCGGGGGCGCGAGGAGATAGCCGAGAAGAAGCAGCTGCGCGACTGCGCCGAAGCTCTCTACAAGGCATCGAGCGAGGCGATCATGGCGCTGAAGCTGCGAATCAAGACAGTGGACGCCGACATCCAGAGGACATGGACGAGCGGCGGAGAGGAAACATACAGATGAGCATCAACAGAGCGGTCGTATCGGGCAACCTGACCCGAGACCCCGAGCTGCGCGCCACGCCGGGCGGCACGCAGGTGCTGGGCTTCGGCGTGGCCGTCAACGACCGCCGCCGCAACAAGCAGACGGGGGAGTGGGAGGACTACCCCAACTTCATCGACTGCACCATGTTCGGCAACCGCGCCGAGGCGCTCTCGCGCATCCTGCGCAAGGGCATGAAGGTCGCCATCGAGGGGAAGCTGCGCTACAGCTCCTGGGAGGATAAGAACGGGGGCGGCAGGCGCTCGAAGGTCGAGATCATCCCCGACGAGGTCGTGCTCATGAGCCAGAACCCCAACGGGCAGCAGGCACCCCAGCAGTATGCGCCGCAGGGGTACCAGCAGCAGTACCAGCCGCAGCAGGCACCGCGGGCATACGCCCCGCAGCCGGCGCCGCAGCAGCCCGCGCCGCAATGGAACGCCCAGCAGGCCTACCAGCAGGCCCCGCAGGCGGCACCGCAGCGGCCCCAGCAGGCACCGCAGGCCGCGCCGCAGCCGGCGCCCGCCCAGCAGCAGCTGGACGTGTACGACGAGGACATCCCGTTCTGATGAGGCGCGTACCCGACATCATCCGCGACCACTGGGAGGCGGCCCTGTTCGCCGCCTCCTTCTCCGCGGGTTTCCTGTTCTTCTCTTCAATCCTTTGGGGGTGGTTCTGATGGCAAGCAAGTTCACGTGGTTCCCGAAGCTCACCGCCGCCCTCGAGCGCGTGCCGGAGGGGCCGCGCGGGGAGCTGTGCTGGGCCATCATCCAGTACGGCACCAACGGCATCGAGCCGGAGTTCGACGACTGGGCGCTCAGCGCCGTGTTCGAGAGCCTGCGAGAGGACATCGACAACAGCCTCGCCGCCCGCAACAAGAACAAGGGCGGCAGGCCGCGCAAGGACTCCAAGGGCGAAACGGGGGTTTCGGAGGATACGGAAACCTCAGAAACGGGGGTTTCTGAAAACGGAAACGGGGGTTTCGGGGTTTCGGAAACTACCGAAACGGGGGTTTCGGAACCTGAAAACCCCTCCTTATATACCAATCCATACCAGTCCATACCAAGCCAGGCCATCCCAGTGCAGGGCAGTGCGGACGCGTGCGCCGCGCCCGAGGGCTTCGAGCCGCCGACCTCCGAGGAGGTCGCCGCGTACTTCGGGGCCAACTGCCTGAACGGCGACCCGCAGGCGTTCTTCGACTTCTACGCGTCGCAGGGCTGGCGCAAGTCCAACGGCATGCCGATCTCGGACTGGCAGCCGCAGGCCCGGCAGTGGCACCGCCGCCAGCGCGAGCTCGACGCCGAGGCCCGTAGCCGCGGCAAGCCCACCGCCACGGAGGTCGAGGCCGCCACGTTCAGGCCCACGAGGACGCCCGAGGAGGCGCTGGCCGAGCAGGAGCGCCGGTGGGCGTCCGAGCACCCGGGCATCGACCCGGCCAAGGTGGAGGCCCCGCGGGGCACGACCGCGAGCAGGGACCGGTTCGGGCTGTACCAGGACGCGCAGAGGCTGCTGGCCGCCCGCGCCGCGTGCGAGAGGAGGCTCTCATGATCCTCGACGCGGGCCTGCTGAGGGGATGGCCGAAGGAGCGCGCCGAGCTGTACGGCAAGCCTCACCTCGGGGCGCGGTACACGCACGACACGGCATACGAGCCGACGCAGGCCCGGTGCGCGGTGTGCGGCAGGCGCGCCTCCAACTGCCACCACGTCGCCCGCAGGTCGTGGGGAAAGACGTTCAGGCTCGTCACGCCCAACGGGGTGTGGGAGCTGCGCAGCCCGCTGTTCGCCCTGTGCGGCTCCGGCACGACCGGGTGCCACGGGAAGTTCCACGACGGCGGCCTCAGGGCCGAGTGGGTATGGCGCACCGGGGCGGCCGAGGAGGCATGGTGGTCCGGCACGCTGCTCAGGGAGTACCCGCCGCACAGCCCAGACCTCTACATGTTCGGCTACTGGGCCATCACCGACCGATACGGAAACGAGATCATCCGAGAGGTGAAATGACGATGGAGATCAACAACTGCGAGCAGTACGTGCTCGCCGAGCTTGACTGCGAGCAGCGCCGCAACGAGCGCCTCGTGGCCGAGAACAATAAGCTGGCCAAGCAGCTCGACGCCATGACAAAGAGGGCGAACGGCTACAGACGGATCATCAACCGCGACAAGACGCCCATCGAGGCGCTCGCGGACAGGGTCATGCGCGAGGAGATGCTGATCCGCTTCACCTACGCCGAGGTCACGGACGTCAAGAGCGCGCTCAGCGGCAGGCTGCTCGACTTCGACGAATGGTGCCACGATGCGATGCGATATGTGGCGCTGGCGGACGACGTCGGCGAGGAGGAGTTCACCCGGTTCATGCGCCGGGACCTCAAGAAGATCTACGACGAGAAGGTGGCCAGATGTGCCGAGTAGGGGCCGCCGCGCCCGGCAAGGGCGAAGGGACAGGCCGATGAATGACGAGAGGGCCGTCGCCGCTGCCATCCACGCCGGGCTCCAGAGCGACGACGTGACCGACCTGTACACGGGCGACTGCAGGGGCTGCGGCGAGTGCTGCTCGCGCTTCCTGCCCGTGAGCCCGTTCGACCGGGTGCGCCTCGAGCTGTACGTGCGCCGGAACGGAATCCAGCCCGCCGAGCCCAGGGCGGAGTACGACCTGCTGTGCCCGTACCTGACGGACGGGCGCGAGTGCGCGGTCTACGCCGCGCGGCCCGAGATCTGCCGCGCCTACCGGTGCGACAGGCACAAGAGGGGCGAGCTGGGCATGTTCTTCGGCGCGGAGTGCGCCGAGGTGACCGACATGCGCGCGCTCGCGGAATCAATGGCCCGCGATGTCTATGAATGCGAATAGGAACCGAATGGAAGGAATACCGATGACCGACGAGAAGAAGGCCGACGAGACGTCCGAGGCGCCATACCCCGGGACGCTTAGCTGGGCGGCGACGCGGTTGCTGGAGGCAATCGGCGATGCCGCGAAGGCCGTCGCCGAGATGCTGTGGGAGAGCATCTCCCGCGTGTTCCGAGACGCCCGCCGTCTCATGAGGAAGCTCGCGAAGGCGCTCGACCCGAAGTGGCGGCGCCGTCGCCGTCGCGCACTCGCCCGCTCGCGCCGCAACAACCTGTACCTGAAGAGTATCGGGAGGTGCCGGTGATGGGCGGCAAGTACAGGAAGGAGCAGGGGAATGGCTAGGAACGTCTACGGCGGCTACTGCCGCGAGTGCGGCAGGTGGACGCCTCCCGGGTTCGGGCACTTCGAGCGCTACCGCGGCGGCTGGCGCGTCCACTGCGTCGAGTGCGCGAGCGGGCGGAAGCTGCCGCCCGAGGGAGACCAGGCGGCGCAGGACATGCGGCGCCACGTCAGGAACATGGTGAACGACGGAAGGTACGGGAAGAGGGGATACAGATGACGGGAACCGAGAGACCGGACATCTACGAGGACGGGCTCCGGGAGGAGCGCTGCGAGAACTGCCTGCACTGCGGCGCGACGGCGCTGCGCACCATCCACGGCGTGGAGCGCATCGAGTACGAGTGCATGCGCAGGCCCGAGTTCATCCACCGCACCCAGGGCGAGGCGCGCTGCAACTACTGGACCGACGCGAGCTACGAGGTAGGTGAGGACTAATGGCAATTATCGAAATGCCCAAGGGCGTGACCCCATCCACGATCCCCGAGTATGCAACGCCCAACGAATGGGCCGAGGCTTTCAACGTGAGCCTGAGGACCGTCTACAGGATGTGCAAGGACGGGGAGCTAATGACCGTGAGGACGCCCGGCAGCATCCGCATCTGCCGCGACATGTCCTTTGTACTGCTGGGGCTAGATAGGTGATGGCAATGGCGAATATCGAGTTACCAAAAGATGCCGAGGGCCGCGAGATTCCGCTGGACACCAAGGTGCTGTACAACAACATGGGCGTCGGGTACGAGGTGAACAGGTTCACGTTCGGATTCGATGTGATCACACACGAGGTCGAATGGACAGCCGAGTCCTACGGGACTGGGTACATGGTGTACCACTTACCTGCCAACTCCATGCACCTCGAGAAGCCGGACAGCCTCAAGCAGCTCGCGGAAGACCTCAACCGTGCGTGGGATGTGCACGGCAAAGGCTGCAGGGACATGCCGTGCCACTACGACAAGGACCGTGGCGAGTACTGCAACGATTGCAGGCTGTGCAGCCACGGGAAGATGAATTGCCTCGATGCCATGATGGCCGACATCGTATCGCGTGTGAACCGTCTGACCGGTGATTCCGAATGATTGAGCTACCGAAAGACGCGGAAGGCCGTGAGATCCCACTCGATACCAAGGTACTGTACGGCTACGGCGGCATGGCCCGAAACATCGTGTACTGGGTGTTCACGACCGATTCTGACCTTGAGAAAAAGTGGAGGAACTGCTGGCGCGCGGTCACGGATGCGGGCAGGAAACTCGATCCCGAGCTCATGTACCTTACCCAGCCCGATAGCTGGGAGAAGTTGGAGGAGGACTTGGACAGGTGCATTAAGGCGGATAGCCTTTGCGCGTACAGTCCGTCGGAAGAATGTTCCACGTGCATCCTGCCAAGGGATAGTCAATGCAATTGCGACTCGTTTGCACTCAAGGCCATCAAAGAGCGCATCCGCAAGCTGAGGGGTGAGGGCGAATGATTACCGATGAAGAGCGCCGCAATGTGGCGGCGAATATGCGAAATGCAGCCAACAGGCGCAAAGACGACCTGAACGACGACCCGGACTACTCTCCGTTCGCCGCTCTATATGTCGTGTCCTGCGGAGTTCGCGGGTTTCCGCGCTACAAAGACCTGTTGCATCTCGCCGACCTAATCGACCGCCCGACATGTCACAACATCGCCGACTACACCAAGGAATCATTCAAGTGCTCAAGGTGTCGATGCCGCGTGCTGGTGCCCGGCGACAGGCCGGACGGCGTACTCGTCGTGACCTCCGAGGCGTTCCCACTCGACTGGTATTCGTGCCCTGTCTGCGGGGCGGTGGTTCTCGATGATTAGCGACAAGGAGCGCAGGCGAGCTGTGGCCGAGTTGCGCGAAGCATCGACCGGGGCATACCGTCACGTTGATTCACTCGATGTAATTGCAGGCTCTGTCGGTGTCGAGGTGGCCGGCAAGTTCAGCCACGAGGTTGAGAACGAGACGTACGCGGCCCTTGCAGACCTAATCGACCGAGGCGAGTGCGAGAACGTCTACGACGGGAGCGTCCAGGACTCATGCGTCAACGGCTTCCTGTGCTCGGTCTGCGGATGCAAGGTCGAGGACGAGGAGCACTACCACGTAAGCGGCACGTGGAACTTCTGCCCACGATGCGGGAGGGTGGTTGTAAAGCGATGATCGTCATCGAGAAGAGGGACGTGCCCGAAGACTGCACGACATGCCTGTACGGACGCCCCAACGGGTGCGCTAACGCCGACCGCCAGAGAGACTGGATGCGCTACCGCGTGTGGATGGGCCTCGAGCGGTGCCCGAGCTGGTGGCTCGACCAAAACCGATTCGAGAGGGCGTGACGCGATGGCGACCGAATACGTTCTGGATGCAGACAGAATCGCCCACTGGAGAGTCGACAACCACGTCCCGCTCAAGCAGCTGGCGCGAATTGCTGGTGTGAACCTCAGCAGCCTGAGCCACGCCATCCGCGACGGCAGGGAAGTAAAGATGAACCTGCTGCTCAATCTGGCGGAGGCGATGGGCGAAGACCCTCGGGACATCGTGAAACCCAAAGCACTTACGAGCCGGGAGGCAAAATGAGATTCGAGATAATCGAGCGCCACATTATCGACGTGCCTGACAGCGAGCTCGCTGACGGCGGGCGCCCCCTTGGCGAGATGGCGCTCGCTGAGGTTCTCGATGTCATCGCGGAGAACCCGCACAGGTTCATCGAACGGTACGAGTTGTACCGCGAGGAGGTGATCCGCCTTGGGGGCAAGCTGTGATCCGGGCTATAACCTGCCTCCCGGATGCACCGACGCGGCAATCGACAGGCACTTCGGCGAGGGCAAGCCCACGTGCGCCGAGTGCGCCAAGATGTACGAGTGCTGCTGCGACTACGGCATCTGCGAGGTGGAGTTCGACGACGCCTTCCGGGAGAGGTTCGACGGGGCGGACGCGGAGCCGGGCGACGTCGCCCACTGGGCGCTCCCGTGGATAGCGAACCACATGAGGGACATGCAGGGGGCGGCGTGCGACATGTTCTGTGGCTGATGCCGCTGGCGGCGCTCACCGCGCTGCTGGCTTGGGCGGCGAGGTCCGCATGGGCGCTCGCCGTGGTTCTGACCGTTCTCGTGCGCATGGCGTGCGGGTGAGATAGGAGGATTGAATGGACAAGATCGTAAGGCTGGCCGGCAAGCTCATCGGGTGCCTCATCATTGCCGCGCTCGTGCTGCTGTGCGCAGCCGCCGTCGTGTGGTGCTGGCGGGTGCTCGCGGGGCTGGTCGCATGAGCGTCGGCGAGAGGGTTGCGCAACAGCTCCGCGACGCCGCTGCCCTGCTGGAGTCAATGGCGGACGACGTGGCGGGGGACATCGACGAGAGGTTCGTGCTTCCGCCCATAACGCTCACCATCGAGATAGGAAGCACCGACGAGACCCCGACCCTGTCGGTGAAGAAGGACTACCTCGCGAGGAAGCGCCTGGCATGACGTGGAGCTCAAACGGCAACGCCGAGCGCAAGCTCAAGGCGAGGCTCCGCGCCGAGGGCAGGCCGTGCCACATATGCGGACAGCCCATAGACTACAGCCTGCCGCCCGGCACGCCGTGGAGCTTCGAGGCCGACCACGTGGTGCCGAGGGCGAGGGGCGGCGCGGTGCTGGACTACGCGAACCTCGATGCGGCGCACCGCATCTGCAACCAGAGGAAGGGCAAGCACATGCCGGGCGACGCGAGGCCCGTCGAGATAAGGCGCACGAGGCTGTTCTGAGCGTTAGGAACAACTGAATAGGCGAGGTTGAAAAGCCTAACTGGAGGCGCGGTCGTTTGCTCGGCTGCGCCTCACTGCTTTTTGGGGCGCTGAGCCGCCGATGGCGGGGGCATTGCCCCTCCCCGGGGGTGCACGGACACCCATGCCGCCCAGTGCCGATTTCCCCCCGCCCCATGGCCCCAGGGCGGGGGTAGGCCGCGAATCTCACCCGCATCGCACAATGCGGGCACGAGAAAGGAGGCCGGGATGCCTGAGATGCCGGAATCGGTCGCATCCGACGACTATCAATCGCAGATCTGGGCGAGCGTCACCGCATCGGGGCGCTTCTCCGACGAGGACGCGCCGAACATCGCGCTGCTGTGCTACTGGCATGCCGTGGCGAAGGCCGCGGAGGACGCGATGAGCAAGGGCAAGTCCGTGAAGGTGCTCGACCCCGTCGGCTACAAGCCCATCAAGGCGAAGAACGGGCGGCACGCCATCATGGAGCGCCCGCACCCCGCCGTGTCAGTGCTCAAGCAGGCGACCGCCGAGATACGCGCGCTCAACGAGCTGCTCGGGCTGTCGCGCAAGGCAGTGCCCATCCAGGTGCAGCAGGCGCGTCCGCAGAGCGACGGCGCTAGGGTGTTGAGCCTGATGTTCGCCGACCGCGAGCGCAAGGCCAAGGCGGCGGGCGCCTGATGGAGCCCAGGCAGACGCCGACATACGAGGCCAACGTCCCGGAGGACCTCAGCGGCGACGGCGAGATGGCCTGCGAGCTCGCGACCGCGTACTTCGGCGACCCGCTCCCGTGGCAGCCACACCTGCTCGACGCGATGCTGGCCCGCGACGCGCGCGACAAGTACCTGCTGCGCACGCTGGGCATCTCCATCCCGCGCCAGAACGGAAAGAGCTGGGTGGTTCGAGCCCGCTGCTTCTACGGCGCGCTCAACGGCGAGAAGATCCTGTACACCTGCCAGCACGGCGACACCTCCGACCAGATGTTCAAGGAGCTGTCCCAGCCATTCGAGGACGAGGACGAGGCCGAGCTGCATGACCTCCTGCTCGCCGTGCGCAAGACGAACGGGCAGCAGGCCATCAGCCTCAAGAACGGCGGCCTCATCCGCTTCACCACCCGCACCAACTCGCTGGCTCGAGGCAAGACCTACGACGTGCTCATCTACGACGAGGCGCAGGAGCTCACGGACACGCAGCAGGCGGCGTCCCTGCCGGCAATCTCGGCGAGCGCGATGCACAACCCGCAGACCATCTACCTCGGAACGCCGCCAGGCCCCGACAACGTGGGCACCGTGTTCCGCGACCTCCACGACGACGTACACGACGGCGAGTCCGAGATGGCGTGGATAGAGTGGGGCGCGGACGAGATAGGCGACGTCCACGATGAGTCGAGATGGTACGAGTTCAACCCGTCCATGGGCACCGTGCTCAACTACGAGGCCGTCAAGGGCGAGTCCGAGCAGATGCAGCCGGACGTGTTCGCGCGCGAGCGCCTCGGATGGTGGGTGAAGACGGGAGGCTCGCTCCTCTACGCCCTGTCCTCCAAGAAGTGGGACGGGTGCCGGCGCGACTCGGCGCCCACTGGCGGAAAGCTCGCCTTCGGCGTGAAGTTCTCCACGGACGGCTCCCGCGCCGCGGTGTCCTGGGCGCTCGCCGACAGGGACGGACCGTCCTACGTCGAGCTGTACGACGTGATGGGCGCTTCGGGCGGAACGGTCGCGATCTCGGACATGCTCCTGCGCAACCGAGACGAGATCGCGTGCGTCTGCATCGACGGCAAGTCCGGAGCGGACGCGCTCAAGCGGCGGATGCTCGACGGCGGCTTCAGCAAGTGCGCACTCGAGATGGGAACCACTGCAATCGTGCAGGCTGCGGCGTCGATGCTCAAAGACGAGGTCGATTCGGGCACGCTCTCGCACATCGAGTCGCCGGCGCTCGACGACTCGGCGCGCAAGTCGCTCAAGCGCGACATAGGCAGGGACGGCTGGGGCTTCGCGGACGGCCCCGACTCCATCGCCGCACCCATCGAGTCCGCATCCCTCGCCCTCTGGGCGGCGAGGACCACGAAACGAGACCCGCGAAGGGAACAGGAGGCCAGCTTCTGATGGCAGCAGTGAACATGGAACTGGCGGGGCAGGTAGCATCCGCCGCAGGCTTGGAGCCGGGGGACGCGGCGCTCGTCCGCGAGCTCATGACCGTCTGGCGCGAGCACCGCGCCAGCAACCTCGAGCGCGAGGACTACTACCTCGGGCACGTGTCGGTGAAGGACCTCGGCATCGCCATGCCGGCGAGCCTCGCCAAGAAGATTAACCCGCGCGTGGACTGGCCCCGCAAGGCCGTGCATGCGCTCGCCGACCGCTCCATCTTCAATGGTTACACGTGCGCGGACGAGCAGACGAGCAAGGCCCTCCGCGCCATCTGCGAGTCGAACCAGCTGGAGCGCCTCTACCGCAAGAACCTCATCGGCGAGCTGAAGCACTGCTGCGGCTTCTGGACCGTGACGGACGGCGGCGGCTACCCGGTCATCTCGGCGTACCCCGCCACCGCGGCGGCGGCGCTCTGGGACGACGCTCGCAAGGCCATCAGGGCGGGCCTCGTCGTGGCTGAGTCCAAGAAGATGCCCGGCGACACCGAGCGCGTGCCGACCGTGGTGCACCTGCTCACCGACGATAGCCTCGTGGTGCTCACACGCGACGGCGGATCGTGGGTAGCCGAGTACCGCGAGCACTCGATGGGGCGCTGCCTCATGGAGCCGATGGCACACGGCGCGACTCTCGAGCGCCCCTTCGGCACCTCGCGCATCAGCCGCTCCGTGATGAGCATCACCGACGACGCCATCCGGCAGCGCGCCCGAATGGAGGTCGCCGCCGAGGCCGCGACCCTGCCGCAGACGTGGCTACTGGGCACCTACAAGAAGATGCTCAACGACGACAACAAGTACGACGCCTCGATGGGCGCGGTCAACGAGATAACGAAAGACCCGGACGGCGACAAGCCCACGGTCTGGCAGTCCGCGCAGCTGCAGATGGCCCCGCTCACGGAGTACCTGCGCCAGCTCGCCTGCCAGATGTCGGCCGTGACCAACGTGCCGGTGAGTTTCTTCGGCGTGTCCAACGACAACCCGTCCTCCTCGGACGCAATCGCCGCATCCCTGGAGCCCCTGGTCATCGACGCCAAGAACCTCAACCGCGACAACGGCACCGCCCTGCGCAACGTGGCCTACATGGCGCTCGCCGTGGCGAACGGCACCGACTTCGCCACCGAGCGCGACGCGGGGCATGAGATCAACCCGCGATTCCTGTCCCCGGCGTACCCGTCCACGGTGAGCCTGTCCGACGCGCTGCTCAAGCAGGTGCAGGCGCTCCCCAAGCTCGCCAACTCCACGGTCGCCTACGAGATGCTCGACTACACGGACGAGCAGATCCAGCGCATCGAGTCGGATGCCAAGAAGGCGCAGGCGAGCGCGGCTATCGCGTCGCTGTTCGAGCCGAAGGAGGGCGAGAATGGCGGCGGTGCCGACTAGCCTGCTGGACGAGCTGACCGATGAGGTGAACTCGCTGTCGGCAGACGCCCAGGCGAAGGTGAGGCCGGCGCTCGAGTCCCTGCTGTCGAGCTGGGAGCGCGGCGGTGGCGGCGATGTCGCCGCTCTCCGCGAGAGGGCCTACGAGACGATCGAGGCGGTGCTCGGGTACTACGCCGACACGTGCGCCGCCGCCAGGGCAGCCGAATACTACGACGCGGTCAGGGCGTCGCAGGGCTTCCCCGGGAAGTATCGGGCGGTCGCCGAGTCCATGCGAGACCCGGACGCCACGCTCGGCGCGGTGAGGTATTTCATCGGCAAGGTCGTCGAGGGCGCCCCCGAGGTGTTCGTCTCTCGGTGCGTCACGAGGGTTGACGAGGAGATCAGGCGCGCCGCCAACAGGTGCGTCGCCCACAACGCGCGCAAAGACCCGGCGAAGCCGTGGTACGCCCGCGTTCCCCGAGGCGAGACGTGCGGGTTCTGCCTCATGCTCGCGTCGTTCGGCTTCTACGCCAAGACCGAGGAGGCGGCGGAGCACTCGCACGCGCACTGCGACTGCCGAATCGTTCCCGGCTTCGACGGGGTAACGACGGTCAAGGGGTACGACCCTGACGGGATGTACGAGAGGTATAACGACTGCCTGGCCGCGCTCGGAGGGCGCGACGGCATCGCCTCCGACTGGTACGCAATGCCGGAGGACGAACGCGAAGCGCTCGTGAGGCGCCACGGCAACAAGGAGGGGAAGGCGTACACCGCCTACCTCAACAACCGCGTCGCATCCGAGATAGAGCTGCGCGACCCGTCTTGGTACGCCGGCGGCGAGCATGAGGGCATAACGTTCACGGACGATGCGGTGAGGCGCGACAAGGTAAAGAGGTGGAGGGTAGACCCCGGAGAGAGGAGAACCGCGGAGAAGCTGGCGGCACTGGGCTACAAGACCGAGTTCTGGGAAGACGAGGTGCACCTGAAGAGCGAGAACGCGCAGGGGAAAACGACCGTAAGCCGCGCCGACCTGTCCACGGGCATCGAAATCAAGACCGTGTACGCGTCGAAATCGGAGAACACGTTCAAGTCGCACATGAAGTCCGTGGCCAACAAGAGCGGAGTGCGGTTCGCCGTCTTCGACGTCAGCGAGAACAAGTCGGTCACCGACGGCCAAGCCGAAGCGTGGATACGCAAGTACATGAAGAGGTATGGAATCTCTGAAGTGCGGATGCTTGGGCACGACGGGTCGCTCCAAACGATAAAAAAATAGGCGGGAGCTGCATGTCTCAATAGGTGAGTCAAACAGCTTCCGCCTAACCCCATCATACCGCATGGCCGCCCACGGGCGGCTTTTTTCATGCCGAAAAACGCCAAACAGGCCAAATCTCACGCCCGTAGGACACTGCCGCGCGACAGGGCCGCACGGCCCGAAACGCACATCTAAGGGGCTCGGCCGCACGGCTGGCCCGACGGGCCGCACGGTCCGGGAAAGGACGCGACATGGCAGCAGAGACCAACACGGAGCCCACGGGCGGTACGGAGCCGACCGGGGGCGAGGAGCCCGACTACAAGGCGCTCTACGAGGCCGAGAAGGCGCACTCCCGCAAGTGGGAGAAGCAGGCCAAGGCCAACAAGAGCGCGGCAAGCGCACTCGACGAGGCCAACCAGGCGAAGAAGACCGCCGACGAGAAGGTCGCGGAGCTCGAGAAGCGACTCGACGCCAAGGAGAAGGCCGAGGCGCGAGCCAAGACCGCCGCCAAGGTCGCGCAGGAGAAGGGAGTCCCCGCCGAGCTCATCGTCGGCGAGGACGAGGAGAGCATGGCCGCATGGTGCGACAAGATGCTCGCCGCATTCAAGACAAAGCCCGCGCCGCGAGTGGAGAAGCCCGGCAGCTTCGACAAGGGCGGCAAGGGCGGGGACGAGGCGCTGCGAGACTTCGCCAAGCGCCTCCTGAAGTAAGCCAAACCCGAAGAAAGGCACAGAAATGGCTGCAAACGACACCCAGAAAATCAAGCTGCCGTCCAGCGTGGTCTCCACCATCATCGGCAAGGTGAAGGACACCTCCACCATCGCCACGCTGAGCCCCAGCACGCCGCAGAAGTTCGCCGACACGACCTATCTCGTGTTCAACCCGACCGCAGAGGCCGAGGTCGTCGCCGAGGGCGGCAAGAAGTCCGGCTCCGAGATCTCCACCGACCCCGTGGTCGCAAAGCGCGCCAAGATCGTCACGACCACGCGCGTCTCCGACGAGCTGAAGTGGGCCGACGAGGACAACCAGCTGGAGATCATCTCCAACATCATCGCCGACCAGACCGCCGCCGCGGGCCGCGCGCTCGACTACATCGTCTACCACGCCATCAACCCCAAGACCGGCCTCGGCCTCACGGGCTACACCGCCCTGACCGCTGACAAGGACGTCCACAGCGTCGCCAAGACCGACTCCCCGGTCGACGACATTGACTCCCTCTCCGACGCCCTGCTCGACTACGGCATCAACGGCATCGCCATGAGCCGCCAGTTCGCCTCCGAGCTGCGTAAGCTGCGCGTGCCCGCCACCGGGCAGCGCCTGTACCCCGAGGTGCCGCTGTCCCTCAACGTGGGCAACCTCGACGGCATCCCCGCCTCCGTGTCCGGCACCGTGAACGGACGTCTCGCCAAGACCCCGACCAAGGTCTCCGCGATCATGGGCGACTTCTCCGCCATCAAGTGGGGCATGGTCCGCGACATCACCGCCGAGGTCATCGAGTACGGCGACCCCGACAACACCGGTCAGGACCTGAAGGGCTACAACCAGATCGCCTACCGCACCGAGGCCGTCCTCGCATACGCGGTACTCGACCCGAAGGCCTTCGCCGTCCTCAAGAGCGCCTAGGGGGTACCGAGATGGCTTATCTAGTCCAGAAGTTCATCGTGGAGGACGTTGGCAAGGCGTCCAGCATCCTCCCGCAGCACGTTGCGCTTGTCTCGCCCGACGGCAAGCCGCTCGTGCTGCCCAAGAAGGTCGCCAACCCCGGCGCCAGCCCGACCGTCGCGAAGGTCGTTCAGGCCCTCGTCGACGCCGGGATCATGGAGGCCGAGTAGCCATGGCCGCGCTCGCCAGCGTGGACGACTACAAGGCCCGCTACGGCGAGCCCGCGGACGAGGCCCGCACCGGGGTGCTGCTGCAGGACGCATCGGACCTGATGCTCGCGGCATTTGAGGACCGAATCGGCGAGTACACCGAGGGGGCGTGCCCGGCGTTCGACCGCGCCGCCCCCGCCGTGTGCTGCCTGCTCGTCAACCGCGTGCTCTCGGCACCGTCCGCGATGGCGGGCGCCACGCAGTACAGCCAGGGGGCCGGAGGCTACACGGCATCGGTGACCTACGGCTCGGCGCTCGGCGAGATGTACCTCGGGAAGAGCGACCTCAGGCGCCTCGGCCTCACCGGTCAGGCGCTCGGGGCGCTCACGCCTCTGGAGAGGGGAGGGGTGACCGAATGATGTGCCTCATCTCCGGCGAGACCGTGACCGTGCGCAATGCGGCCCAGTCGTTCGACGAGCTGGGCGAGCCTACCGGCGAGACGGTGACCGAGGCGGCGGTCGACAACGTCTTGGTCTGCCCCGGCGCGACCGCCGACCTCGACTCGACGCGCCCCAACGGCGTGACGGTCGCCTACACGCTCTGCTTCCCGAAGGGCGCGGACGTTGACCTCAAGGACGCGACCGTCACGGTGCGAGGCACCGACTACAAGGTGGTCGGCGACCCCAAGCGATACACCGCGGCCAACACGCCCGGCCCCTGGGACCTCACCTGCGAGGTGACCCGAACCGATGGCTAAGGCGAAGTGCGAGGTCAAGATCAAGTGGAAGGGCTGGAACCGCGGCGGATACGCCGAGGTCATGAACGGCGGGGGCGTGCAGGCCATGCTCGACCAGAAGGCGAATGCCGTCGTCGCGTCCGCCAACGCATCGCTCGTGAAGAAGTCGGGCGACACGGGATACGTGTGCGACGTCATGAGCGGCTCCCTCGCCAAGGGGCGCTCGCTCCACACGGAGGGCGTCCACGCCTTCCGCAGCGAGAAGAAGCACAACCGCTTGCAGGCAATCTTCGGAGGTGACTGATGGACATCGAGAGGGTGGTCGCCAAGCGACTCATGGACGCGACCGGAATCAAGTGCGTGCCCGACGTGCCGCGCGAGAGACCCGATGAGTTCGTCCAGGTCACCCTTGCCGCCACGAGCGCCACGAGGTTCATCCAGTCCCCGCGAGTGCTCGCCACGTCGTGGGCGAAGACCCGCAGGCGCGCACGCGAGATCGCCGAGGCCGTCGAGCGGGCGTGCTCCGCCATCGAGGACGAGCCCAACGTGTTCTCCGCCGTGCCCGACGGCACCTACCGATGGGACGACCCCGACACGGGGACTCCCAGATACCAGACGAACATCAACCTGACCATCTGCGAATAAGGAGCAATCATGGCAGAAAGCAACAAGAACAACGTCGCCAACGTCTCCAGCGCCAAGGGAGTAAAGGGCGGCTACATCTTCACCGCGCCCGCCGGGACGGCGCTGCCGACCGACTACACGACCGCGCTGCCCAAGGAGTGGAAGTGCCTCGGCTACATCAGCGAGGACGGCTACGTCGAGACGCTCGACACCGACTCCGAGGACATCAAGGACATGAACGGCGACCTCATGGCGTCGCCGCAGACCTCCCGCGTCGAGAGCGCGCAGCTCACGCTCGCCGAGATCAAGGCCGCCACCCTCAAGGTCATGTACGGCTCCGACAACGTCAAGGACGAGGCCGGCATGATCGCCGTCAAGCACAACGGCAACTCCGACGAGACGTGGCCGGCCGTGCTCGAGCTCGTGCTCAAGGACGGACGACGCTGGCGCAAGGTCGTGCCGCTCGCCCAGTCCTCCGAGCTGGACGACCTCACCCTCGCCGTCGGCGAGCTCGCCGCGCGCGCCCTCACGGTCAAGTACCTCACGGACGATGCCGGCAACACCTGCTACGACTACATCCAGTCCACCGAGACCGCTGCCGCCAAGGCCGCCGAGACCACGGAGGGCAAGTAATGACCGAGCTCACGTTCACCATCCCCGGCATCGACGGCGAGTTCACCGCCGACCTCGACGAGCTTCTCAGCTACAAGACCAACAAGCAGTTCGCCAAGGGCGATACCGAGCCCGCCGGCATGTTCGATGCATTCGAGCGCGTGTTTGCCGGACATGACGAGGAGTACATGGAGCGCCTCGGCGGCTCCGTCGAGTCCACCGGCACGCTGATGCGTGCCGCATTCGAGGCGGCGAAGGCAAAAAACTCCCAGGATTCGTCCTCGAGCTCGAAGGGCACCGCGCAGAAGTCGTAGCGGACTTCCGCCAGTACTACGCCATCGACCTCCCGCTCGATGGCGTACCGGACGACCTCCGGCGCGCCGCCCTCCTGTGGGAGCAGCTCCCCAAGGAGTCGAGGTGCGCGCGCCGCATGTACCCGGAGCTCAAGTGGAGCGAGGAGACGTACATGCTCTGGCGCATAGAGCACCAGCTCAGGAGCCTCGCTTGGGGGCTGAGCGACAAGAAGCACCGGCCTCCGCAGGAGCCGCAGCCGCTCAAGACGCCCGGGCAGCTCGCGGAGCTCAAGAGGCACCAGCGCAACGCCCTCGCGAACAGGGCGGAAATCGACGAGATTCTAGGATTAGGAGGACGGGATGGCGACTAGCGTAGGCTCGGCATGCATCACGCTCATGCCGTCCATGAAGGGCTTCGCCGGCAGCATCTGCTCGGAGTTCGGCGACACGGGCTCCAAGGCCGGAAAGTCATTCGGCGACTCGATGACCTCCGGTGTGGACGGCGGGGTCAAGCGCTCCAGCGGGCTGCTGAGCGGGCTCGGCACCGTCGCAAGGGGCGTGGGCACAGTCGCCGCGGCTGGCATGGGTGCGCTCACCACGGCGGTTACCGCAATCGGCGGCGCGGCACTCTCCGCATACGCCGACTACGAGCAGCTGGTCGGCGGCGTCGATACGCTCTTCGGGTCGGCGTCCGGCAAACTGCAGGGATACGCCGCGGACGCGTACAAGACGTGCGGCATGAGCGCAAACCAATACATGGCCCAGGCGACGAGCTTCGCCGCATCGCTCGTGAGCTCGTGCGGCGGCGACGTGGCGAAGGCCGCAAACTACGCGAACACCGCAATGGGCGACATGTCCGACAACGTCAACAAGATGGGCTCGGACATGGCCGACGTGCAAAACGCGTATCAAGGTTTTGCAAAACAAAATTACACGATGCTCGACAACCTGAAGCTGGGCTACGGCGGCACGAAGTCCGAGATGGAGCGACTCATCGCGGACGCCAACAAGCTGCGCGCGGCGCAGGGCAAGACCGCCGACCTCACCATCGACAGCTACGCCGACGTGGTCGAGGCCATCCACACGGTGCAATCCGAGATGGGCATCACCGGCACGACGGCCAAGGAGGCGGCGACCACGATCAGCGGCTCCGTCAGCATGGCGAAGGCCTCGTGGGAGAACTTCATAACGGGCCTCGGGCGAGACGACGTCGACTTCTCACAGCTCACCGAGCAGCTGCTCTCGTCCATCGGCGCGGTAGCCACCAACGTGGCGCCGCGAGTGGCGCAGATCGGGCAGGGAATCATCGCGGCGTTCCCCGCCGTGCTGTCCGGGCTGGGCACGGTACTCGCCCCTGTCGTCTCCGAGGCGCTCTCCACCGCATGGAACATCGCCGTCAACGCATTGGCCGGCATCGGCATCGAACTGCCGCACGTCGACTCGTCCCAGATGCTCTCGGGCATCAACGCGGCGATGGACGCGGCGAAGCTCCTGCTCACCGACCCGGGAGCCTTCCTCGAGAAGGGCAACCAGCTCGTGCAGAGCGTGGGCTCCGGCATCCGGGCGGGGGTGCCCAAGATCGTGAGCGAGGGGCTCAATATCCTCACGTCGCTGTCGCAGGCCTTCCTCACCGGCTTCCCGCAAATCGTCTCGATGGGCGGCCAGCTCGTGCTCAGCCTCGTCCAGGGCCTCATGGACAGCCTGCCGTCGCTTATCGAGCAGGGGCCTCAGATCGTGAGCAACATCGCAAACGGGATCTCCGCAGCAGCCGGCGTCCTGCTCGATACCGGCCTCCAGATAATCGTCGCGATAGGCACCGGCCTGATCAACGCCGTGCCGACCCTGCTTGCGAACATACCGCAGATCCTGCAAGCGGTCTGGGACGTCTTCACCGCGTACCAGTGGGTGACGCTCGGCGGAACGCTCGTGACGAGTATCGGCGAGGGAATATCGGCGCTCGGCTCGCAGATCCCCACGAAGCTCAAGGGGTTCTTCGACCAGGCCGTGAACCACGCCGGGGAGTTCGCCAGCAACCTGGCGGCCAAGGGCCTTCAGGCGGGCTCCGACTGCCTGCTCAACATCTCGACGCACCTGTCCCAGATGCCGGGGCGCATCGCCGGGTGGTTCTCGGAGATCATCTTCAACGCGGCGGGCCTCGTGGGCTCGCTCGGCGCGAAGGCGACCGAGGCCGGGCGCGGTTTCACAAGCGGAATCAAGGGCGGGTTCAACGCGGCGGTGTCGTTCGTGGCGTCGATTCCCGGAAGGATAGTCGGCGCGCTCGGCGACCTCGGCGGGCTTCTCGTCAACTCCGGCCGCTCGCTGCTCAACGGCTTCGTGCGCGGTATCCAGGGCGCAATCGGGAACGCCGTCTCTGCGGTCTCCGGCGCAGTCTCCAGAATCCGCTCCTTCTTCCCGTTCTCGCCGGCAAAGGTCGGCCCCTTCTCCGGGCACGGCTACACGACCTTCTCGGGCAAGGCCCTCATGCAGGGCTGGGCTCAGGGCATCGGCTCCGGCACCGGCACCGTGGTCTCCGCCATCAGCGGCGCCATGGACACCGCGCAGGGGATGCTCTCGACGGGCCTGACCGTCGCTCCGTCCGCGGTCTACACTCCGGCGCGTCCCGAGGAGGATTCCGACGACGCCCTCGCCGGCATCCTGTCCGTCCTCGAGCAGATCCGGGACAAGGACGGAAACCTGTACATCGACTCGGAGCGCGTCTCCTCCGCCATCGCGATGCGCGGCAGGCACACGCTCGCCGCAAGGGGGTTCGCATGATATTCGGCGGAATCGACCTCGCGCCGTACCTGCTGGTGACCAAGGTCACGAGACCGATTGTCCCCAAGGTGCGGCTCGATGAGACCGAGGTTCCCGGCATGGACGGCTCGCATGTCCGCGCCACGGGCCTCGAGCCCGTCGAGATAGCGGTCGACTGCAACATCGTCGGCGGCTCACTCGACGAGGTCGCCGAGGCAAGGGCCGTGCTCGCCTCGGCGCTGTCCGGCGGCGAGAAGGCCCTCGTGCTCGACGACGCTCCCGAGCGCTACATGCTCGCGCGCTACAGGGGAGGGGCTGAGCAGGGGCGCAACGCGCACATGCCGAATCTCACGCTCGGGTTCTACTGTGCAGACCCCGCCGCCTACGGGCAGCGGCGCTCCGAGCAGGTGTCGGCATCCCAGCGCGCCGTCGCCGCCGGGGGCAACTACAGGGCCTACCCTACGGTCACGTGCAGGCCCCCGGCAGGCTCGAGCTGGACAATCACCAACGCCTCGACCGGGCGGTTCGTCCGCGTCGAGGCGTCGTTCACGGGCGCACAGACCGTCGTGCTGGACATGCGCGCCGAGCGCTGCACGGTCAACGGCGCGGACTGGCCCGTGACCGTCGCGAGCGACTTCTTTCCGCTCGACGGCGTGCAGCAGATCAAGACGAGCGGCGGCACCGCGACGCTCGAATGGGAGGAGAGGTGGCTCTAGGTGCGAATTGACGTGTACACGTGGCAGGACGCCTACGTATCGACAATCGGCCCCGAGGAGCTGCTCTCCCTCACCCATACCGACGAGCTCAACGGCGAGGACAGCGTGGACATCGTCACGACCTTCGCGCTCAAGCAGGGCTACCGCCTCGTGTGGGCCGACCGCCTCGGCAAGGTCCACGAGCACGTCTGCCAAGACCCAAAGGGCCTCCACGCCGGAGGCGATACGGTCTACATGGACACGGCGATCAACTCCATCTGCGAGACGTACGGCGACTATATCGAGGACAAGCGCCCCTACGGCTACGGCTTCCTCCAGGCGCTGAACGTCTGCCTTGGGCCGACCCGCTGGACCGCCGGAACGGTCGACCAGACCGGCACCGTCGACAAGGGCCTGACCTTCTACCACACCTCGGCGCGCGAGGCGCTCCAGTCAATCTTGAAATGCGGCGGCGAGTTTGAGACTGAAATCACCGTATCCGGCGGCAAGGTGGCCTCTCGCAAGGTGGGCATCCGCTCGCACCGAGGCGCGAAGGGCGGTCACCGCCGATTCACCTACACCAAGGACCTCACGTCCGTCTCGCGCACCGAGCATTACGGGGCGATAACGGCCTGCTACGGCTACGGCAAGGGAATCGAGACGGATACCGGCGGATACGGCCGCAAGCTGACCTTCGGCGACATCAACAACGGCAAGAACTACGTGGAGGACGCGACCGCGCTCAGGCTGTACGGGCGACCCGACGGCAGGGGCGGGCGCGCGCACGTGTTCGGGCAATATGAAAATCCAAATTGCGAGGACGCGGCGACGCTGCTCGCCGAGACCCGCGCGTACTTCGGCTCCCGCAAGGAGCCCGGCATGACTTACGAGGCCGACGTCGTCGACCTCGTGCAGTTTGGGCGCGAGTGGGAGGGCGTCGCCGTGGGCGACGACGTCCAGATCGTCGACACGTGCTTCAGCCCGGCGCTGCGCTGCGAGGGCCGGGTGACCAAGCTCGTGGCCGACGAGCTGGGCGGCTCCATGCGCGTGACGCTCGGGAACGTGACCGAGACAATCACGGACATGTTGCTGGCGCAGCAGCAGAAAGTGTCCAGCCTGTCGAAACGCTCGTCCAACTGGGACGTGGCGGCATCCACACCGCCGTCGTACCTCCAGCAGGTCATGGACAGCATGAATACGCAGTTCAACCTCGCGGGCAACAGCTACGTCCACACGAGCTTCGAGCGCGGCCTGATCTTCGGCTCCGTGCCCCTCGACGCGGACGGCCGCTCGACGACCGGCGACGGCATGGCCATGCAGCTGTGCTCCCAGGGCTTCCGCATCGCCTCCGGCTGCAAGGCGGACGGCTCGTGGGACTGGCGCACCTTCGGCACCGGAAAGGGCTTCTTCGCCGAGTTCATCTGCTTCGGCACGATGCTCGGCGACCTGATCAAGGCCGGAACCATCCAGGACAGGGCGGGCAAGAACTACTGGAACCTCGACGAGAGCGAACTGCATATCGGCCCCGGCGCGAAGCTCGGCGACAAGGACATCGCCACGACCGATGCCGTGGTGGCGTCGCGCGTGAAGCTGTACGCGATGAACCAGTCGGACAGCGTGCCGCCGATTAACATGCAGAATCCAGAACTGGGATGGTCGGAGGAAATCCCGCAATGGTCGAACGGATGCTTCGTCTGGTCGATGGAACGCGTCACCTATGGTGATGGCTCCGTGACCCACACGGCACCGGTGCTGGAGGCCGCGTATAACAAGGCCTACCAGAGCGCGCACGACCTTACAGGCTCACTCAATGGCCTCGACACGACGGTGCAGGACCTTGCCAAAGACGGCGTCGTGACCGAGGCCGAGGCGGCGGCGGTCAAGAAGGCCAAGCAGGACGTCGACAAGGAGCGCGAGGAGATGACCTCGCAGTTCAACGCGCTCAAGTCGAACAAGGCCCTCAGCGCCCAGTTCCTCTCGTCCGTCCTCTGCCCCCGCTACACCAAGGCCTTCGGCACGACCGACGAGGGCGGCACGTACGGCGCCTACACCGACAAGGTCGACAAGGTGCTCAAGTGCAAGACCGCCGAGGAACTCAAGGCGGCGATGTACGAGTACGACGCCGCATACGGAGCCTACTCGAGCGCGGTCAAGGACTACGCCGATGCCGCGACCGGGGCGCGCCACGCCATCGAGCAGAAGGACGCGGCGGACTATGCCGACGGCATCCTGAGCGCCTACGACGAGCAGATGGACCAGAAGGCTATCTTCGACCGCCTGACGAACGGCGGCGCCGACCAGGGCCTCTACATGAGCAACAACAGGGTCTACCTCAACGCGAGCTACGTGGCCACCGGTACCATCGCCGACGCCAAGGGCCGGAACACCTGGAACCTCAAGGAAGGCGTGCTGACGACCAACTACATGACGGCGAAGAACATCACGGCCAGCGGGACCTTCACGTGCGGAAACAGCTCGTACTACACGACGCTGAACGGCTACGGCCAGATGGAGGGCTACCGAAAGAAAGGAAGCGCCCCGTCCCCATCGAGAGTCGGCTATATCGACTTCTCGACGTCGGTGCACGACATCCCGACCAACACGACGCTCTACGGCCTGCAATTCCAGGCGGACGGGGCGGTCCGCATCAGCTCTCCGTCGCTCTCGGTCAAGGCGTCCAGCGACACCAGCGAGGTGACGACGACGGGCCTGACCGGGGAGAAGAGCATCAGGTACATGAGCGACTTCGAAGAGCTCGACGACGGAAGGCTGAGGTTCTACTACACGACCGGCAACATCCACTTCATCGACGGCTTCTGCACGTATTGCAATCTCTAGGAGGAAACATGGCAAAGATCACGCATTACATGGCGCACGACCCCATCGGGAACGTCGAGAGCTACCTCACCGAATTCGATAGCGAGCTCATCGCCCGGGCAGCCGCCGCAGGCATCATCTTCATTGCCGTCTACGACGACGGAACGCGCAAGGTCGTCGACGCCAGCGAGGTCGAGGAACCGCAGCAAGAGAGACAGGCGTACGAGATCGTCACCACGTCCTACGTCGACAGGCGCACGGCGGCAACCGTCGCCGTTTTCGACGCGCTCTCGGCCATCGTCGACCCGCAGCCGGCCACGGCCGACGAGACGGGGGAGGGGGCCGAGGCCGTCGACCCGGTCGAGGCCTTCAGGGCCGCGCTCGCCGCGCTCAAGGCGCTGGAGGCCAAGGAATGATCAACCACGCGATAGCGCTCGACATGCGCAAGCGCCCGGGCACAGTCCCGCAGCGCGTCACCGTGCGCAGGGGCGAGACGCAGACCCAGAAGATAACGGCGTCGCTCACCGTGGACGGCGCGACGTACGCCCCGACGTGCCAGCTCGCGCGCCTGTGCGTGCTCCACGCCGACGGTACGTGGGCGCGCTGCTCGGCGACCGTTGGCGCCGGCACGGTGAGCGTCACCCTCCCGCCTGCGGCGGTCAACGGGGCGGGCAAGTGCCGCCTCGCGTACTTCGAGTTCTGCTCCGGCGACAGCGCCTCCGAGACGACCGAGGACTTCGCGCTGGTCATCCTCGGCAGCGTCGACGGCAGCGGCGGCCAGTCCGAGGACTACGACAACGAGCTCGACGCGCTAAAGCGCGAGTGGGCATCGCTCAATGCCGCCGTGGTCTCGGCTACGAAGAGGGCCGAGTCGGCGGCATCGTTCGCCGATGGCAACGCCGACGCTGCGAACAGGGCGGCATCCGACGCCAACGCAGCAGCCAAGCAGGCGAACGCCGCCGCAGCCGCGACCAAGCCCTACTACATGCAGGCCGCCGAGCCGCCCCGCGACAAGCGCGTGGACGGGATGCTGTGGATGCAGACCAACGAGAGCACCAAGAAGATCGCGGCATTCAACCGTTGGGACGCGGGCCTGCCCGGCACGGCGCTGTGGCCCGGCGCCACGACATTTCCCTCCGATACAACGTTCCCCGACGAAAAAGGCGCCTGGACGCCGTTCACCGTCTAAAGAAAGGACAACATCATGGCAAATCTCGTAACCTTCGCCAAGAAGCTCTGGAAGGACAAGGTCGGCGGCAACACCCCCATCACCGCCGCCGAGCTGAACCGTATCGAGAGCGGTGTGAACGACTGCGCCACCCAAATCAACAAGCTCGGGGATTCCGTATCCCGAGTGCCGAGCTTCTGGGGAGACGTTGTCTCCGTTACCTACGGCTCGTGGGGGTCGGGCGAGGACACTTCTATCCAAGTGCAATTCTGTTTAAAGGACGGCAAATCGCTTTACGTCACCATCTCGAAAGCAGAAGGCATCAAATTGCAGTACGGGGCTACAGGCAATGTCAAAACACTGTGGACTAAGTAGCATTCCGTATCCCTGCTTTCCTATGGAATATCAAGAGATAACGGTACGGTCAGCATCGCATTCAGCTCTGCCAACCGAGCGGTCGCGCTCATCATGATGGACTGCAACGGCAAGGGCAAGGCGTGCCTGTACTTCGTCTCTGGAATATCGAAATCCGCGATATTGCTCGCAGGGAACGACAACGCCCCGTCATGGAGCGACGATGGGGCAACCCTTACCATCAATTCGACCGATTGGAACAACGTTATCGTTATTTCTGCTGGAGAGCCGACCATCTCGTTTGCTTAGTTTTCCGTATCCCTGATAGGAAAAGTTCGGACGATTCAGGCTTCTCGCGAGTCGACCTCGGAAGCCATGAGTGCCGTATTCAGTAGGGTATGGGGTCAGATAGATCTTAACTGTCCGACGTTCATTGTCGTCCCCTCTGGGGGATACGGCAGCGCAGTTCTCGGGATTGCATTCAAAACCAGCGATGCATATGGCGCGGTGTTTGAGATCGGGTATGGCAATAGCGCCGTCTCATGGCGATTAGTAAATGGACAATGGATTAAGTCATAGTTTTCCGTATCCCAGCTGTTAGTAAGCAAAGATGTTCGCGAGCTGGACGGTAATGACTTTAACGCCATCGGTACGTGTTTTCAGGCAATTTACCAACGGAACGGCTGGAAAGCAGAGCAACATGGGCCGATTGGCACGAGTAGCTACGGTTTTCTTTTCTCGGCACAGGGCGGCAATTCCGACATTCAGATATTCGTCGACAACGCAGGGAATATCGCCTTTCGCGTACGCTTCTCAGGAAATGTCGACTGGCCAAATTGGGCAATTGTCGGCGCAAGCAAGTAGACATTAACGGCGGTCAGCCCATACAGTAGACATACGCGACAAACGTCGTTCCCACCGTGCACGACACCGTGATATTGCTCCCGTCCCTTGTCACGGAGTAATTCTTCGGCAGAGCCGTGGTGGACACTCCGTCTCCCAACCGCCAGACGAAAAATGGAGTCAGCTGCTCGTCGGAATTGGCGGACAACACTAACGCGAAATGCGAGTTTGTTTTAAGCTCCACGGTTATGGACTTGCCCCACAAGACCATCGGGGATACGGAATCACATCTCCATAGCAGCTGTATATGAATCGCTCGCACGCGCCACGACCGTCCTGAAGCTCTGCAAATAATGGCTCATGGCCGTATTAACAGTCGAATGCCCCAGCGCCACGGCGATGTCCTCGATGGCGGCTCCATGCTCCAGCGAGATCGTAGCCCAGCTATGGCGCAAGCATGTCATCGGCACATGCGGCAGGCTGAACCGCTTACAGAACGCGCGGAACTTGCGAGCTACGGCGTTGGGGTCTAGCAGGCAAAGCCGCCCAGACCTACGCGCCCCACGGATGGCACGCAGGCGCTCTAGGGCGAAGCGCGGCAGTTTGAGCCGCCTGTCGCTGAGCTTTGTCTTGCATCCCGTCTCGATGACCTCGCCGCCCACCACGTGCAGGCCACGGCGCACATGCACCCATCCCGAGCGCCAGTCCACATCCTCGATTCTCACGGCGCAGGCCTCGCAGCGACGTAGGCCGAGCGCGGCACCGAGCAGCACGGCGGCCTCGAAGGGCTGCCCCACTATGGCCTTGAGCGTGGTTCGCTCCTGCTCGGCAGTGAGAGTCGGCCGGCGCACGGTCGGCTTTTTGGGCAGCTCCACGCCCTGCGTCACGTCCCAGATGCGCAGCTGATGGCGGCGCAAGACCCAGCGGTAGATCTGGCGGAATGTCTTGTAGGCCTTTTCAGCGGCACCGGGCAAATCGAAGGAATCGACCCAGTCCCGTACCTCCTCAAAGCTGATCGTCTCAATCTCGCGCTCACCCCACATCGGCATCAGGTGGCAGCGGATGGCGCTGTGGTAGCCCTCCAGAGTCGTAGCCCGCAGACGCTTGCCCTTGTCGGCCATGTACTCGGTTGCGGCATCGGAAAACAGCATATTGATCAATCCAATCTCTAAAAAATCCCAGACCTAACGCATGGTACTTCGCCGCGTTACGTCTGGGATTTATTGCTTGCAGCGGGCGGCGGAGCCCAATCTCACGCCGCCCGTAGGATGGCGCGGAAAGCGAGAGGAAAGGAGGGCCGAGCGTGGAATCACTGGCGGCTATCGCCATTACCGACATCGTCTCGTGCGTCGTTGCGGCGCTCGTCGCGTCGGCCGTGGCAACCGTCAAGGCCCAGGGGCGGAAGGTGTCCGAGAGGTCCGAACACGAGCGCGAGGAGTCCGAGGCCATGAAGGCCGGGATGCGGGCGCTGCTCTGGGCGGAGCTCCAGCGCATCCACGAGAGGGCGATGGCGCAGGGCGGCCTGACCGTCGAGGAGCGCCGCCACCTGGAGAGCGTCTACGCCGCCTATCACGGGCTGGGCGGCAACGGTACCGGCACGCGCCTGTACACGGACGCGATGAACATGCCCGTACTCGAATAGGAGGAGGAATCAATGACCAAAGATGAGATCGTCAAGAAGCTGACCAGCAGAAAGTTCTGGCTGTGCACTGCGGCCTTCCTCGGGTCCGTCGCGGCGAGCGTTGCCGGACTTGCGACTGACAACCAGGCGGTCGTGGCCATCGGCACCGTTTGCGGGGTCGCGAGCGCTGCCATCTACGCCGCTGCAGAGCAGGCCGTGGACTCCGCGCGCCTGAAGGCGGGTGGCGATCATGACGGAGAGTAAGTCCGAGCCCAGGCGCAAGCTGCCGATGCGCAGCGTTTTCGCCATCGTCCTCGCTCTCGTCGCGGCCCTCGCCGCCCCGTGCGGAGCCGAGGCGTACCAGAGTGTCGACAAGTATGTTAGCAACGGCCACGGGTATCTCAATGCGAGCTACCTGGTCATCCACGAGACCGCGAATCCGGGCGCGAGCGCCTATAACCATACGTTGTTGTGGTCGCGCGATGACACCTACGCCGTTCATCACGTCATGGAGCTCGACGGCTCCACGGTCTACAACACGGTCGCGGAGAACCGCCTCTGCTGGCACGTGGGCAACGGCAACGGCTACACGATCGGCATCGAGCTGGCGCACGCCACCAATGCTTCCGACTTTGCCAGGCAGTGGGGCGAGGCGGTCAAGTGGGCGGGCGACGAGCTGCGTGCCCATGGCTGGGACACGTCCCGACTTCTGAGCCACTACGAGGCGGCCCAGCGCTGGGGCGGCAGCGATCACACCGATCCCAATGGCTATTTCCGCCAGTACGGCAAGACTTGGGCCGAGTTCAAGCAGGCGGTCGCAAATTACCTCGGCAGCGGCTATATCGCTCCCATCGCGCCGACCGATGGCAATGGAGGAACTGTGGCCTCTACGCCCACTTCGACCAATGATCCGGGCTTCGGCGGAACCTACCGCTGCACCGTCTCCAGCCTAAACGTCCGTTCCGCGCCGTCTTTGTACGGCACGGTCGTGGCGTCCTACGGCTACGGCCAGACGGTCAACCTCGACAACTGGTACTGCATCTCCAACGGCTACGTGTGGGGCCGATACACGAGCTATAGCGGATACACCCGCTATGTCGCGGTGGGCCGCCCCACCGGCGGCTACGACCCGAACGACTACCTCGTTCGCGGCGGCGGCGCCGGCGCGTCTCAGGCGCGCCCCGCATCCGCCGGCCGTTCCGCCGGCCGCTACCGCATCGCGGTGGACGCGCTCAACGTTCGCTCCGGCGCGGGCACCGGCTACGGTGTGGTCGCCAGCTACTATCGCAGCCAGACCGTCTACCTCGACGGCACGTTCGTGACTTCTGGCGGCTACGTTTGGGGCCGCTACACGAGCTACTCCGGCCACACGCGCTGGATCGCCGTCGGCACCGCATCGGGCGCCGTGTACGCCCAGAGGGGCTAGGTGACGGCATGGTCGCGTTGGCATTCGTCCTCGGCGCTCTCTTCGGCGGCGCCGTGGCGACAATCGGGCTCTGCATCGTGAGCATCAACCGGCGCTAGCCGCGGCCCGCTCGGGTTATACCGGGCGGGCTTTTTTCTCGAGAAAAGATGACGCTACGCCGCCCGTGGTATCCTGAGCAGCACGACGGTCCCAACGGCGCAGATCTCGGTTCTAGAATCTAGGCAGACGGGGCACCATCGAACGTAAGACCGTCCGAACCTCGCATGGTCCGGGCGGTTTTTCTTATACCGACGCGACGTGATGGGACGTGGTATGGCAGCAACGGATATCGAGCGCGGACTCTCGACCGCCGAGGTCGAGGAGCGCAT